AGAAAATGGCGAAGTTAATAAGGAAGATTAGTGTAGGTAAAGATTATAAAAACGATGCCATGCATTATGCTGTTGGTCAAGAAGTATATGGTGGTCATAAGATCTGTGATATTATAGAAGAAGAAGATAAGTTCTCTATTTATATCAAAAAGAACAAAGATGTTTTGCCATGGAAAGACTTTAACAAAAACATGGCGGTATCTGTAGAGTATAATCTAGAATATTAATGAAAAGCGTTTACAACTTTGTTGTAACACCAATAGGAGAAAGATATAACAATAGTAAAAAAGTTGAAGGTGGCGATCTTATATTAAATACTGAGATTTTTAACCATCAGTTTGTAAATAGAATTGCAAAAGTTATATCTACACCTATTATTGGTGATACAGATATTAAACCTGAAGACGAAGTAATAGTACATCATAATGTATTTCGTAGATGGCATAACGTAAAGGGTGTCGAAAAAAATAGTAAAAGTTATTTTAACGAAGACACTTATTTTATAAACCACGATCAAATCTTTTTATATAAAAGAGACGAAAAGTGGATAGCCCCAAAAGGTTATTGCTTTGTAACACCTTTGAAAGCCACAAATAAACTTGACACTAACAAAGAGAGGTCATTAATTGGTATTGTTAAATATTCTGATGGTACTGTTGAGAAAAATAGTTTAGTTGGTTTTAGACCAAATAGCGAATATGAGTTTATTGTTGATGGAGAACGACTATATCGAGTTTTATCAAATTTTATAACAATCAAATATGAATATCAAGGAGACGAAGAAGAATATAATCCAAGCTGGGCAAAGAGCAGTTGATGAA